AATACTTAGAAATGACCAGAATCAAGACACTTATCCCATTTTAAACAAAAATAGCACACAGTGGCAGTATGCCTATGTTTATCACGATGCCAACATGACCATTCATTTTGCTGTAAGCCTGAATATAATAATGGAATTAGCGGTAAACGATGCAATAAAAGTAACCATACATGGTAATAATAGTTCAGAGTTTTATGGTGGGTATTTAACAAATAACTTTTCAGGCTTTTTATTAGGATAGGAGTTCAAAATGAGTATATCACAAGCGCTCACAGAACTAGGCATTAAGGAATGGGTGCTTAGAGGTGAGCCAACAACAGAGGCTGAATTTAGCGAGATGTTCCGTAAGGTTACGGGCGCTGACTCCAGTGGCACGGCTATTGAGAGCGCCGACCCTGATGACTGGGGTACAACTTGGTCCGAAGTTAAGGAAAAGGCTGACGAGATAAAGGCAGCAGAGCCTATGAAACTGCTACGGGCAGAGCGCGACAGACGACTTGCCGAAGTGGACTGGTGGGCATCTAGCGACCTAACAATGAGCGATGAGCGTAAAGCATATCGTCAGGAACTGCGTGATATTACCAAAAGCGCTACCAGCCTTGACGATGTAACGTGGCCTACCAAGCCGGAGTAAGACATGAGCAACGCCCGTAATTTAGCAAATTTGTTGGGTGCAAGCTCCACTATTCCGTCTGGTAAGGTTGTAAGGGCGAGTTTACCCGCTGGGTCCTTGCTCAATGCTGCTATGTATTCTGCTATGCAACAAGTTAATGTATCAAGTTCAACTTCGTATGTCGCTGCATGGACAATTGATTACACACCAGTTAGTTCAAATAGTGTTTTGTATTTTTATATTTCAACTCCGTCTTTAGGTGAAGCAAGCAATAGGATGGATTTGAAATTAAATTGGAGAGGTGGGACTGATACAGAACTTTTAACTGTGATGGATATTTATACGCGGCCCTCTGGTTGGGACCAGTATACAATGTTTATCCCTTATCAAGTGGGTAACAACGCTACCACTCAAGGAACACTAACTTGTACAGCGAGAAGTAATGGTGAAGGCATTGTTTATATAAATTACTCTTACGCAGGCACAAGAATTATAGTTAAGGAAGTAGCTGCCTGATGTTCGGTGAGTTGGCATTATCCGAAAGGGCTATCGCGGACCAAGGTATTCTAGCCTTTGGTTCTGCAACTGCTGATGCCAACTTCACTGTAGACGGCGCATCTATGTTTGTAGCAAACGGCTCCGCAGATATGTTGGCGATTGGCTCTAAAGCTACAATTGGCGTAGGTGTTCTTGCAGGCATCTTTGAGGCTTCTGCTTTGTTTCTGCAAAGCACAGAGCTTACCCGCTTTGGAACAGTTATCGCGGAGATGGATTTTAGCACTGTGCAGACTGCGAATGGCACGTTTGTGGCTTCAGCAATATCCGAACAAGACGCTGCCTTTATACAAAGCACAAGCTCCGTTATGACCCTAAGTGCAGCCTCTGAGCAGAGTGCTAACTTTGAGCAGACATCCGGGGCAAGTGTGTTATACTCCGCCTCGCAAGAAATGACGGCAGAATTCATACAGTCAGTCGCGCCTACATTTATAATAAACTCTCGTCCTTTGGATATTGAGTCTGTCTTTATACAGACTTCTCTTGGAACCAAAGTTATCCTTATGGACGAACTGCAAATTAATGCAGTGTTTGTTGTGTCAGCCCAAGGTAGGTTCTATTGGGAGCGTATAGATGCAGACACCCCGTCAGAAAACTGGGTGCAAGTTGTCCCAAGTGGTGGGACATGGACAGAAATTAACGCGGGTGGTACAATAGAAACGTGGACAAATAAGGTGGTTTAAATGCCCAGTACATATACTTCAAACACTGGTATTCAAAAACCCGGTTCCGGCGAACAGGCAGGAACTTGGGGAACAACGACTAATACCAACTTCGACATAATTGATCAGGCGCTTCACGGTCAGGCGCAGATAACTATTTCAGGTAGTCAAGATCTGACCACCAACGATGGATCTACTAGCGACGGCGCAAACACCGTTCTTGTTCTTAGCGGATCTCCGGGTTCTACCTTTGAGCTAAGAGTTACTCCAACAGATCAGGAAAAATTTTATACTATCAGAAACGACACAAACGCTGCCTGTCGTATTATATACAAAGGTGTGACCTACTCCGCATCCAACGGCGTAGAAATCGCAGCAGGTGCATCAGCCGCTGTGACAGGTGACGGTGGTGGCGGTTCCGGTGTTTTCAAGAGCCTGACACCAACTACCGATCTGGTTAACGACACGAGTCCCGAGCTTGGCGGCAACCTTGATGTTGTTACGCACAGCATTGTAACCACAGCAAGTAATAGAGATATTGCGATTACTCCGCATGGTACAGGCTCTGTTATACTTGACGGCTTGTCTTATCCACAGGCAGATGGGACCGCAGGGCAGCTATTGAAAACTGACGGTTCCGGGCAGCTTTCGTTCGTTAGTGCAGGTTCTAGCTTTGGGAACACATTAAGTCTGACGGGTGGTAGCGGTTGGACAATTTCTGTTGATGGAAACAACAATCTAGTATTTTCCTACGGTGGCTCGGCAGTAGCTAAAATAGCTTCTAACGGCGCAATAACTTCTGTTGACGATGTAACCGCATATGGATCGATCTAATGACGCTGCCATCTTCTGGAACACTGTCACTTTCTGATCTTCAGACAGAGTTTACTGGCTCACACCCTATTTCTATGAGCGAGTACTACAAGAGTGGTGGTAACGGATACGTCCCATCCACCGTTCCAGAGCTTGTTACTGCGGCTAGTCTTGCTGGCTCTAATTCTGCTAATGAAAGAACTGCTCAATTTGGTGGTTATAATCCAGCGATAAATACTTCAACTCCCGGGACTTATATATACAACCATCAAATGTGGGCTGATAATGGTAGAACTGGTTCAGTAAACAGAACATTCACCGTTAATAAAACTGGAACTTATACTGTGCAATTTGGTTGGTACTCATACTCTTTAACCGCACCGCTAACTGTTCAAGTAAACGGAAGTAATGTTTATTACGCAACTTTAACTTCATACAATAGCACTGTTTATAACACTGGAACTTTTTCTGCATCTTCAGGTGATACGATTGGTATAATTACCAGTTTTCCATCTAGCGGTTGGGCTGGTCACTATACATATATCGGAGGAAACAGCGCCAGTAGTAGAAATATTGATCAAACTGTTAACTCAGGCATTCCTGTGTCTGGTAATGCGTTGTCAATATCTGATTTTTATGGCGGG